AAACGGCCGGTGGTATTCCACAAGGTGATTCCGAATATCCAACAATGGGTGGTGGAACTTATACATCTGATAGAGTACATGAATTGATGGGTGGAAATCCAATGATGGCGAATACAGAACAAGGTAAAGAAAAGAGAAGACAAGTTGGAGCGGTTGAATCGTTAAAGGCACAAGGTGTAAGTTCTGAACAAGTAGGTGACGATGTTGTAAATGCACTCACAAGGGATTATAGTGGTTTGATGAAAGCAATAAATAAAAAGAAAGATGGTGGGACGAATTATCGTCCATAGGAGAAATTAGTTGTCCGTATTAGAAAAAGACTTAAACCCTGATGTGAAAATTGGTATATCTCTACCAATGGATCACATAAATGGTTCAGGTTTCTTTCCTGGCACATCAACAACCCTAACTCAAACAAGTAGTAATATAAGAAATTTATTACTTACTAATAAAGGTGAACGAGTTGGACAACCTGAATTTGGATGTGGTTTGTTACAAGTTTTGTTCGAACCGATGAGTGATGATTTATTAGAATCTGTTAGGTCTGAAATAGAAGAGTCGATAGCCTTTTGGTTACCTCATGTTACTATAAATAATATAAGTGTGGAAAGGGATGAGGCCGAACCACACCAATTAAACATACTTATTGAATTTGCTTTAGCAATACAACCAACAGTACACGAAGTGATAACTCTGAATTTTCTTGTAGGTGAATAGGAGAACATAGATGCCAGCACAAAAAGAAGTAAGATATTTAAACAAAGATTTTTCAGGATTTCGTTCTGATTTAATCGATTTTGCAAAACAATACTATCCAAACACATATAATGATTTTAATGAAGCATCACCTGGTATGATGTTTATTGAGATGGCATCTTATGTTGGTGATGTGTTGTCTTACTATGTAGATTCACAATTCAAAGAACAATTATTAGCTTATGCAGAAGACACAAAAACTTTATTTGAAATGGCACAATCCTTTGGATACAAACCTAAGTTGTCGTCTCCGTCATTTACCAACCTTGATATATTTCAAATAGTACCAGCAGTTGGTACGGGTGTTAATGTGAGACCTAATTACAATTATGCACTACAAGTTAATGAAGGAACATTGGCTTCTACTGGTACAACTACATTTAGGATAAGAGAAAATGTCAACTTTTCTTACTCAAGTTCTTTTGACCCAACCACGGTAAGTATTTATGAAACATCAGGAACGGCCCCAACTTTTTATCTACTAAAGAAAACGGTAGGTGTTGTAAGTGGAACGGTTGTTGAAGAACAATTTAGTTTTGGAAGTGCTAAAAAGTATCAAAGGATTATATTAGGAAGTGAGAATGTATTAGAAATAATATCTTGTACAGATAGTGATGGTAATACTTGGAAAGAGGTTCCATTTTTAGCACAAGACACATTGTTTGATTCTGTACAAAATACTGCAGCTAATGATTCTGAACTATCACAATATAGTGATGAAGCACCATACCTTTTAAAACTTCTAAAAACTCCAAGACGATTTAAAACTTTTATAAGGGCTGATAGTAGAACTGAATTAAGATTTGGGGCAGGTGTAAGTGATTCGTTTGATGAAGAAATAGTACCAAATCCAAGTAATGTAGGTTCATCATTACCTGGTAGTCCAACTTATTTAGATACATACTTTGACCCATCTAACTTTTTAAAAACAGAAGCTTATGGTCAATCACCATCAAACACAATACTTACAATAAAATATTCTCATGGTGGTGGATTAGGTGATAACGCTACCCAAGATAGTATTTCTAATTTATCAGAAATATCATTAACATTAGATGAAACAAGTTTAAATGCTGGATTGGTCGCAACAGTTAAAGATTCTGTAGCAGTAACAAATCCATTTCCAGCTAATGGTGGTAAAGGTGCAGAAACAACAGAAGAACTAAAAGAAAATGCTTTAGCTTACTTTCAGGCTCAAGGTAGGAGTGTAACTCGTGAAGATTACATAACAAGGGTATATGCATTACCACCTAAATTTGGAGCTATAGCAAAGGCATACATTGTTCAAGATGAACAATTGAATATACCAACAATGCAAAAAGAAGTCAAGTCTAATCTTTTTATGGATGAAAGAAACCTTGACCAACTTAAGTCACAAGATGCTGCTTCTTCTAATAGATTACCTAATCCAAATGCACTTAATTTATACACTCTTGGATATACAGCTGGTAAAAAATTAACTACTTTAAATTTAGCAGTAAAAGAAAATTTAAAAACATATCTTTCACAATATAGATTAATGACGGATGCGGTCAATATAAAAGATGCATATATTATTAATATTGGATTAAAAGTAAATTTTATATGTCGTACTGGATTCAATAAAGACCAAGTATCATTACAAGTTATACAAAAGGTGAAAGATTTTTTCCAAATAGATAGGTGGCAAGTTAACCAACCAATTGTTTTACAAGAGTTGGCATATGAATTATCTATCGTTGAAGGTGTAGGTGCGATAGTTCCACCTACGGTTGATAATCCTAAAAATGTACCAGTATTGATTACTAACAAGTTCAGTACTGCAGATGGTTACTCAGGTAATATTTACGATATAAATTACGCAACCAAAGATGGTATAGTTTATCCATCACTTGACCCAAGTATATTCGAATTGAAATACCCAAATATTGATGTGGAGGCACGGTCAATTGGCGATTCAATTGGGAATAAATTGTAGGAGACCATAGATGCATTATTTTGAATACGCTGAA